CCCTTGCAGTTGCACTCGCATCAGGTAAGTTAAAAGTATGCGTAGCCGTTGTACTTGAAATATTGAAATCCGTTCCACTCGTTCCTGTTGCTAAAAATTGTACTTGTCTTGTTAAGCTATTTAAAGTAGTTAATCCTTTTGAAAAAGTTGTAACAACTTGACATAAATGACTATTCTCTGTATGTAAAGTAACTGTCTTAGTATCTACATTAGCAAATATTCTAATTGCAATTCTATCCGTTATAGTTAAAACACTTGCAGCAACAGGAATAGCAAAATAATAAGGACTTAATGTAGTTCCATTACTTAAATATTCAGGTACACTTTGACTACTACCTAATAAAGTAAAAGTAGTTCCGTCATATTTATACACTTCAGCATAAACATAAGGATTATGAGCATTAGAATTTACACTAAAATAAAACTCACAATTAAAGTTTCCTGCAGGTACTTCTAATAAAGCAGGGTCATTAGCATCAGTTATGTAACTAGCTATGTAACCATTAGCGGAAATAGTAATATCTGTTCCTGCACCTGCAATAGGTGTTTTACTTAATTGTTTGTAAGCATTACCACCGATAGTACCTTGTGAAACACTTGAATTTAAATAGTAACTAACTGAACTACCACCACCTGTTTGAGTAGGGAAATCAGCTAAAGCACCATCCCCTCTTACATATTGGGTAGCATTCCCTGCAAAGCCTATATTAATTGTTCCTGCAGTTGTAATTGGACTTCCTGTTATTGTTAAAGCCTCACCTGTTTCGGTAATCGCAACACTTGTAACCGTTCCGCTTGCTGCAAGATCGGTCCATGATGCCGTAATTGTTCCCGCATCTTGTTGCGTTAATGTTAGTGTTTTGGTAGTTGTACCACTTACACTTGCACTAACTATTGAATCGTTATAAGCCGTATTAAATTTAACCCAATCCGTGCTACTTAAAGCGCCGGTTGTTGATGCCGATGCTAATGCCAGGCTTAACACTTGAGATGCCAAGCTTAACCCATTAGCAGTTCCAATTGTCACCGCTGAATGTCTTGCAGCCGTATTTGCTGCCACATCCACATTATTTGAAACTCTTGTCTCGGTATAATATAATCTTGTTCCTTCCGCAATGTCGGTTGTAGTCAATACTACCGTTCCAACATATCCGTTAACACTTGTTACCAAATTGGTATCAATGTCGGTCCATGATGCGGTGATGGCGCCTCCATCTTGTTGGTTTAAAGTTAATGTCTTTGTAGTTGTACCGCTTACGCTTGCACTTACGATTGAGTCATTATAGGCCGCATCCCAGGTTGTTTGCTTTGCAGTTGTTGGCAAAGAATAACCGGAAGCAAAATTAACTGCTAGCGTTCCGGCAACTGTAATTGGATTGCCACTCACTTGAAGGCCAACCGGTACGGTCATGTTAACACTTGTTACCGTTCCCGTTCCCGTTACGGCCTTGTTAATCCATTTAGTGCCATCATATGTAAGGACATCGCCGTTGGTACTGCTTACTAATGTTACATCACCAAGTTCGCCAAGGTCATAATCACCATCAACCGCAATTATATTACCGGTCCTTCCGAATACTGAATACACGGTTGTTGGTAGTGGATATGCACCATTAACTGTTGATACTTCAACGATTTGCTCGTTTACATTTACAATAACATCCCCACTCTCTACATTGATACTAATTTTTTCATCATTAACTACTATGTTTATTTGCTCTTCGCTTGGTGTTATTATTGTACTCATTTTATTATAATCTTGTTATGTCCTCCTGTACTAAAAAAGTTCCCCAAATGTATGTTTTGACAAGGCCACTTGGAAAGGTGACATTCATGTCATAAACATAATTCCCGGCGGCAATATCTACTATCTTATTTAATGTAATCTCGTTTTTACCGGCGCCACCAATTGTGATGCTTGTACCGGTTACAAGGCTCAACACCACATCGGTTGATGCGGGCTTTGTCCTAACTTGTATTAAGATAGTTGATCCGCTTAAATCGACTGCCACATCATTTGCCGTGATGGCGAATGTTTGCGCCCATGAATCATTGCGCCATAATTGAACATTGTATTGTGCGGGCCTTAAATCACCCGTTGAACTATTGCAACTCATATTTATAATTTTTTAATTTAATGGCATATCGCAAGCATCAAACTCCGATACTGTTGTCATGTTAAAGGTTATCTCAATACCACTCAAATAATCTTCAAACTTATCCAAAATAAAATTGTAACTAATATTAGGATCAAGGATGTAGTTATTTGCTCCGTTTCTCATTTTGCTAATTATGTCAGCTCCGATTTGTAATTGATCGGATGCAACATCCGGCTCAAACTCGGCCTCCATGCCCGCCTTATCTAAAAACCAAAGCGTAACATTATAGACTTGCTCACGCCCAACATTCAATGATCCGCTATTAATTGCAAAGCAAGCAATGGGATAAATTGGTTGGTCATTTACAAACAACCACTCTTTTGGTGTCGCATACTTTACGCTTTTTATTTGCGCATGCGATTGGAGGAGTGTCCTTATTGTGCTTAATACCTGGTTGTAAGTCATTGAATTTTTGTTTTACTTTGTCTAAAAACTCCCTTTTATAACTGCGTATTTTCATGAGGTAAATCTAGGTTACTAACTCTTCGTGTTGCTCCTCTCCTTCCCAAAAATATTGGCGAAGTATATGCTTTAATTTGTGGCGCTATGATATCAAATCCGCTACCATAGTTTAAGTACTCATCAAACAACTCGGAGTTTTCACGAAGATAATCAATTAATCTTGTCTTGTAAAACTCACCATTGCTCATGTAAGACCTTTGTAATAATTCCAATTGGCCCTTACTTGGTGAGTTGCTTTCCTCCGCAGTTTTCTGCATCAATCCTTTGCTAAAAAATTGGAACGATGTTGCCATCACCATCTCGGCAAGTGTAAACCATAATAAGCAATCCGTTACATAATCATTAAGCAAAGATTTTTCATCCGTGCTTAAATCGTTATTTTCAACCCCATCTTGTAACCTACGAAATAAAGATGTACCAAGTGCCGGCAATAAAAATTTATCTTGAGCCAACTTGATAACCGGTAAAATTTGCTTACCATCGATGCCCGTGCTTATTGCCGTGCGACTTTTGATAAGCTCCTCATTAATAAAAAGTATATTTAAACTCATAAAATTATTTTTTTCTAGTTACAATTTTTACTTGCCAACGATGTCTGCAATAAGGGCGGTGAACTCCATTAGGTTGCGTGAACCAACCGCCTCTCCTGTCAAATACTGAATAGCCTAAACGCTCGGAAATGTTCTCAATATCGGAACGGCTCCAAAGCTTTGTCTCTGCTAGTTGTAATAAGCGCGCACAAAATGGTCGGTTTTTGTCATCCCTTGGACCGGCATATGTGTAACGCAAAAGCACCTCGGTTGTGGTTGCCTTATCACCTCCCGCAATTTTGCGAAGTGGCTTTGTAAGCACACTCTCTTGAGGTTTATACTTTGGGTTTAAGATGCTTAAATCTCTCCCAATTATTTTTAAATATCCTTCCGTTTTTAAAGCTTCAATTGTAAGATTAACCTCGGCAACGCTTTTGTTTAAGATGGTGCCAATGTTCTCCGGAGTGATAAGCTTATTTTTGCTTATCAAATCAAGGACATTTGCTTTGATCGTGTCAATCTCGGCATCCGCAAATTGCTCAAAGTTTTTAGCTTCGTGTGTCTCAATTACTTCAAACTCATTGCAATTGTCACCGCATGCGCTAAATTCACTTAATAACAAATCATCTTGCATGTCAGCAAAGGCCTCTTCGGTTTTAGGATCATCATCAACACCCAGGAAGGTATTCACATCATCATCGCTAAAACCAAATCCACTCTTTAACATCAATGCCGCTTGTTGCTTGTTAATCTTACCGCTTCCGAATTGGCGAACGATACGCATAACATTTTGATATTGCCTTCCGCTTAAATTCTTAATGCTATCATTTGCAGCCGCTATTGGCTCACTACCCGTTGGAGGCAATCCCCCGCCCTGTGGTGCCAAGTTATCCGGTGCAAGGCCTAACTTCTCGCGGATTTCATTGCGTGTCATATTGGCGCTCATAATGGCCTCGCTAAACTCAAAGCTTAATGGCTCAACCGGAACAATCTCAAACTCACCAACGATGCCGGCCAATTTCATTAACTTATTGAAAGTTACTTCGTGTTGTTGTTGGCGCTCGTTAACATATGTGTTTTGGAATATTTGATAAGCATCACGAATCTCGCTTCGGCCCCCTAATTGTCCTTCGGTTTTGATACCAAATAGCATCGGGCTTGTAACTTGATGACAAGAGAAAATCTCTTGTTGGATTAGATTGTTAACATTAGTGAAATCCTCTTTTGTTAAATTGGTTTGTCCTAGATCAACAATCTCAACTGAATTTTCCTTTGATGGGTTAAATGCAATTACTACGCGGTCACCTTCCGGATTAGCGAACTTATTCTTTAAATCTCTCTCAACTTCCTCTTGCTCCTCCTCACCTGGTAAGCCATTATTGAAATTAATCAATTTGGTAGCGACAAAGTTTTTCTTTGCATTACCTAATATGTGTCGGCTTACTTGGATATCACTCTCGATGTAGTTAAGACCTTGGAAATATGAAGGAAGAGGATAAATATCACTCTTTGGATTGTACTGCTTTACAAATAAAATTTGCGCGCCATTTGGCTCATTTGGATTGAATGCTTTGTACTCTCTTGCAGTCTCTCTAAATTCAC